GAAACTCTAATCGTTGCTTAATTGCATTTAGCAGTATTATATTATAATTATTGGTCTCTTCGTTAAAAAAGACACCCCACGTAGTTAACGAATTATAATCCGCTCTATTGTTAGCTTCTTGTGCAGCATCAAGAGACATGATTGTAAACTCACAACTTGGTGGCACTTCGTTCTCCCATATCTTCCACCATTCACGTTTGATGAGAGCACCTTCTTCGGAGACTGGGTTCTGTAAGTATTGCGCATTCCAATACCGTACATCTAGTGAAGCCTTTTTTGCCTGTAATTCTTCAAGTGGCCAAAATTCAGGCCAAAGTGAAGCTTCGTTACCATCTTTGTCTTCAATAATCGCTGGAAATTCAACGACTTCCCAATCGTCAACGCCTTCAGTCTTGATCATTTGGTTAACTATTTGGCCGGTCAAGTCTAGCTTAGACCACCTAGTCATCACCACAATAATCGCACCGCCCGGCATAAGACGTTGTATTGGACCAGACTGAAACCACTCCCAAGCAGGCAGAAAAACATCCGGACGTCCCAACTTGGCGTCTTGTTCGGAGTGTGGATCATCAATGATAAACAAATCAGCCCCGCGACCAGCGAGGGCACCACCAACACCAATTGCAAAATATTCTCCATTATGATTAGTTCCCCAACGAGAGGCAGACTTACTATCTGCTTGTAACTCTACATCAGGAAATATATCACTATAAGCATCACTACCCACAAGGTTACGAACACGTCGACCAAAGTTAACTGCAAGGTCAGCAGTATGAGATGCCATAATAATCTTCTTGTCTGGATACTTACCCAAAAACCAAGCCGGTGCCAAATATGAGATGAGTTCTGATTTTCCGTGTCGCGGAGCAATGTTAACAATAACGCGTTTCTTTTTCCCGTTAGCGATGTCTTCAAAGATTTGAGCCAATCGTTTATGGTGTGCACCAACTTTGTAACCAGGATATACATGTTTCACAAACTCCAAAAAAGTATTCTGTCTTTTCTCAACAGTCTGAGTTTTTTCTAATGCATCTAGCTCAGATAATAACTGTTGTTGTTCTGTAGCCGTTAGTAAGCTTATATTAGCTAACGCTTTATCTAACTCGGCATCAGTTACGCCTGTAATTTCAATAGGCATATTAAATATCTGGTGTTACGTCTTTTACATCTACAACTTCAAACGTTGTATCTATAACTGCAGTCTTGCCTAATATTTTGTAAAGCTTTGATTTGATTTGTGTTTCTAAATCTTCTTGGCTTAAATTTTTAACTGTGATTTCTGTTTTTTCTGAGAACAATCCTACGTCAGATATCTTACCTAGAAGCTCTAGGGCTTTTAATCTGTGTCTTGGATCTGATAATCCTGCATCTTCTATGAGTTTATTTGTAACAAACCGTCTCAACTGGACGGCTTCTTGTACAACTTGATGGTCATAATCCGAGAGCATCGCGTATAAATGCTGAACTGTAGCTGGAACGCTTAATGCTTTACTGGTTGCTGCGTTTAATGAGGCAGTAACGTCAGGATTAGTGTATTTTTTAAATATTTCTGCTGCTTCTTCTTTTTCTTGGGTCGAAACTGGGATTTCTGCTCCTGCATCCATTAAAAATTTAGCAGTTGCGGAGGCAACTTCCACTTTTTTATTGAAAGTAGTAGGTTCTTCTGACTCAAAGTCATCAGGCAAGGGCTTATTTGTTTCTGGAATAATGGATATAGCCATAAAATGTCGCTGTTTACACCTTAGAATTTATTTTTGCAGCTGTTGAAGCGAATATATAGTAAATTATTATATAAATCAAGCACTTTTTTGATAGAATGGGTGTATGAAAACTACTCTTACTTCTAAAAATTTAGAGATTCTTTACAACATGGCTTGTCAAATGGCGCCCTTCAATACTCTTTCGATGCCTAAGTCTTCTAAAGTTAGATTTAAAGTTATTAAAGATCCTACCATCTATGGGTGTTTTGATGAGCATGAGATGGAAATTCAAATAAGTTCTGGTTCTTGTGGTTACTTTACTACTATATTTCAAACCCTCCTCCATGAGATGGTGCATCTAGCCTTATATGTAAGAGGTGATGATGATTTCCATGAGCATGGTCCTAAGTTCCTCCGCATCAAAGACGTCTACTCCGAGTTATACAACTTCGATCCAAAAGCAATCTAGTTTTCATTCATTGTTGCATCTTTGGGGTTTTGAATGAAAACCCGTTTTTTTAAATTTTTTATAAAAATTTTTTTACAAATCCCTTTTCTTTTGATAGGGGGTGGGTTTCTATTTTCCGATTTTTTAAAAAATGTATATCGTTTATGCGAATCATAGTGTAAAGGCAATCGCACGGAGTCCCACAAAGTTTTGGGGTGATGGGGTATAGGTGGGGTTCAAATATCATGCTTTATATTTGACATTATCAAGCTAGGTGTCATTATTTAATTAAGGCAAGGCAATAACGCTAAGCCTTGTGAACATTCTTACTAGCTAGTAAAAATGTTCACTTTATAAACTTAAAATGAAAGGTTATACCATGTCAAAAGAAACTCAAAAAGAAGTAGAAGTTATTAATTTACCAGTAGAAGTTTTATCATCATGTAAGAGTATCAGCGTTGAATTAAGTGCTTCACATGAAACGCACTTGACCGCCGATAAAAGAATGAACACCGCAAGTGCTTTAATGTTGAAGCTTATGGGTTTAAAGCCTGATTATAATTTGCTTAAACAGGTTCAACAGGTCATTCTTAATTCATTAGTGAATGACCATAAACTAGCATTAACAACATCAGAAAAGCTTTTTTCTCAAATGTTGAAGCAAGTGCAATTTGCGAACCCTAAATTCGTGAAACCTTCAAAGCCTACAAAAGACGGGTTGCGAATGAGTGCAAAAAGAAAAGAATTAAAAGAAAAGTATATTCACGAAGCATTGGAAAGTGTAGAAGCTAAACTTGCTAAAGTGAACAGGGTTATCGGTCAAGCTTTTATTGATAATGTGAAACCAAAAGAAGAAGATATTAAACTTCAAAAAGAGTTAAGCGAAGTTAAAAAAATCAAATCTGAAAAATTGGTTTCACAGCAAAAAGAACAGCAAGGCAAAAATCTTAAAGCTATGGTAGAAAAGGTGCAAAAAATGCTAAAGATTGATAGCGGTAGATTAAACAAAAATAATGAACCTATTTTTGAATACTCACTAGCTAAACTTGATTTTGCTTATCGTTGCTTAGAAAATGAACAGGCTATTAAGAAATTTTTAGCTGACATTAAGTAATCACGAAGTTAAAAAAGCCCTGTAGAAATACAGGGTTTTTTTTCGCCCATTTTTTACCAAGTTAACTTTGTTAACTTGGTCTGACCGTAGTTATGACCGTAGTAAAAAGAATGCTAAAGCTAAAGCCAAAGTCAATGAACAAGTTTACGCAGAAGTAAGAATGTTCACGAAGTTAACTTCGTGGCTACATGTTTCTGTGTCTTTTAATTGTGACACTTTTGTGACGCAATATAACACGCACATGGGGTAATATAACAAGCCCTGTATTATTACTGAAAAATCAATGACTTAGAATACCCCTATAATATGTAGGGTGTATTATTACTGAAAAATCAATGACTTAGAAAAGCAGGTATAAAAATACAAATATCAATATAATCAATAACTTAATATAAAAATACAATATAACAAGGAAAAGTAAAAATTACCTCGGGACGAAAATTTGTTTTTACTTTTTTAACTTCGTGGCTGATCAATTTTATTTTTTCCTGCCCTCTTTCCTCCAGCCCACGCAATGCCGTTTTTCGTGTTATATTGTATTATTACTGAATAATCAATGACTTAGGTTGTTATTTAGCTATTGACAATGTAAACACCCTTGTATTATTACTTATAAATCAAGGACTTAGGTTGTTATAATATACCCACAAAGTTAACAAAGTCAACTATATAAACCTAATGAAATCAAGCACTTAATAATATTACACGACAATGTCCATTCTCGCCCATAACTAGACAATGTTAACTTTGTGATACCCCCTATAAAAAACACCCGAAAACAAACACCTATCAACTTATTTATAGGTGATGAAAAACATGAACCGACATCATGTAAAACAGGAACGAAAAACTTGACAATGTCCACCATTATGGTATAATATTAGAATGAAAGAGCAATTAGTTTGCCTTCCATGTTTTGAGCATTTCAACCCCGAACATTTTTACTTTTGAGTAAGATTGTTCATTTTTTTAAGGAGAGAGTGATGAATGTTTTAAACGCATCAAACACAGATAGGTTTGACTATCAGTATCAAGGTTTTGCCGACTATGTGTATAACTTCTACAAAGACTTCCCATATTATTGCAGTAAAAATAAATCATTCACCTTTTGGGAAGTAGAACGAGCAGTCAAGCGATACTATAAAAACATCAAAGAATTTGACAGCATAGACCGAGAAAATGTCAAGTTTGTTATTGAAGCGTATCGCCAAGCAAACCCCGAACATTCTTACCCGAAAGTAGATATGTTCAGAGCAGTTTCTCAATCAATGCAACATCAACAATCATTAAGAAAGGAACAAGCATGAAAACAAAACCGATATTTAAAACACCATCATCACCAAACTACAAAGGGTATGACAGAGAAATATATATGTCAGAATATACCCCGATTAACAAAGAGCATTACAGAAGGTTAAGAACTTGTGCAGTTGTATCTTTTGGTATCAACATCTTTTTACTTATAGTCATGGTGTTAAGATGAATATAGATCAAGTAAAAGAGTATGTAAGCAATCAGCTAAAAAGCTACCGAGTAGGGCATATACTTAAAGATTGGAGTGACAAGGAATGGAAGCAAATGTATAAACAGATAGCACCGACCAAGTCCCACGAAGTTGAACAGCGTTTAATTAATTGGGCAAGGCATGAACTAGACTTTTTCCGTTATGTGTTGTATAAAGAACGACACTACGAAGACTTACTCATTGACCAAGCGTGTATTGATTGCCTTCGTTGTGAAGACACCACTTGTAAAGAGAGGAAGTTTTATATTAGAAGACCAATAAAAGGAGAAACAAATGAGCAATAAGATAACAATAGTATTGAGCATAAACTCAGATAGTGTGTCAAGGTTTTTGTTTGATGACTACATAAGTGCTTGTGCTGACGCGGGTTTGATGGTAAGGTATGAGCCGTATACTAAAGATATGTATGCAGAACTCAATGACAAAGCCCTTGACATTGAGAGACAAGATGCCCTTGCATCACTTGAAGAAGAAATCTTAAACAATGTAGCCTGTGTCAATGGCTCTTGCGAAGACTAATCAAAGGAGAAATATATGAAACAAATCAATATCATCGTGAGCAATTTCACATTCTAAGTCTTTTCACAGACTAAATTTAAACTCGTATAAACATAATTAAAGGAGGTCAGTATGATTGACCAAGCTTTACTTTGTCTCGCCACGACCATATACATGGAGTCAGCATCAGAGCCACATCAAGCTCAGATCGCAGTAGGCTATGTATTAATGAGGCGAGCCGACTTTAACAAAAAGAATGTGTGTAGTGAGATGAAACGACCATATCAGTTTAGTTGGTATGGGATTACACAACCACCTTCGGTTATCCGACAACACTATTATGATATAGCGTATAAAGTATTACACCGATTGGAAGTTGATTATAGTTATGGTGCAACGAACTTCCATGACACAACCATAAAGAAACCGAAGTCATGGCATAGATTAGAACCAGTAGTTAAATGGTCTAATCTTATTTTTTATAAACAAAAAGGAGAGAAGTATGCAAGTCTTAATTGATTTAAATGATGACCAAGCCGATGAAGTATTAATTGAAGCGTTAAAAAGTGGGTATGCAATCAACCTAAACTTTCCCGATGAGCCAAACTTTTATGAGATAAGCCAAGCGTTTAGAACTTTACTTGCCTATTACATGGGCGATAAAGAGTGTGCCAAATACTTACATGCTAGGGCTAAGGTTCGTAAGAACTATAATGCCAAACGATTAGTGGAGGCGAACAATGGTCTCTAAAAACTATGAAGGCACAGGGTTTCTGTTAGTAGGAGTTATCGTAGGTATTGCTTTTACATGGGCAGTCATGGAATTTACTCATCTAAAAGATAAGAACAATAAGAACTTGAAGTGTGTGCAAGGGGAACTCTATGAAGAAATTAGACCAAACTTCTATATTAAATCGCATTTGGAATGCTTTGAACAAAGGACTTTCTAATATGGATACAATCGCATGGTTAACCGCACTATATATCGCACTATATATAGGTGTCATTCATGATGATATTAAAAAAGAACCACCTAAAGAACCACCAAAGGTAGAGCAGACAAAATGAGTTTGCCTTTTACATATGCAGTCATTGATGATGATGGTGAAGTAATCCGTCAGTATAGATGGAACGCTAAAGAGGCGAAGTGGCATAAAGAACAAGGCAACAATGTCATCAAGCTAGAAGTAGTTAAAGAAGTTAAAGAAGATGTTATGTCTTTAGTAGGGGATTGTTTATTTTAAATGTATACCAAGTTAGATGATTGGCGTCATGCTCACAAAGTTAACGAATTGCTACGGAGTAATCCGTCAATGACACAGAAAGAACTTTGTAAAAAGATTATAACTAATTGGCACAGGCTTAAGTATTTAGAACAACAAGGTTTAATAACTTTAAGGAGGAAGTATGAACAAAGAACAAAAGAAAATCATACGCAAATTTGAGAGGTGGCAAGACAGAAAATTTGCATCAAACGCAAAAAAGGGTTATCACTTTTTCCAACCCGATAGCGTGGCTAAACCTACACCACGAAGTTCACGAGATGCGTGGGGTGGGACTTACACAAACGATGACCATGACCGTAGACAAGAAAAGTATATGACATGGACAATATATGCGTTTGTGTTTGCGTATCTTGCGTTTCTGATTTGGAAGGACTTTTGATGAGCCAATTAAAAAAACATACCGATAAAGAAGTGAAAGACTATTTATTATGGTGGATATTTACTTTAGGTCAAGGCATGATACATGTGGAAGATGTTGATTGGATTGATGCTGATAGAACATACTCAATATTTAAGCTGTGTCAAAGACGGAAGTTTATCTTTGTGCGTGAAACTAAAGATAGACAAAATGAACATGTGGTAGTTACCTACATGAAACCTCGTGCATTAGAATATTTAGCAGGGAGGATTAAATGATCAATCCATGCAGACAATGTGGTGGTGATATAGCTGACGCTAGATATGCGTTAGGTTATAAGCTATGTTTAGAGTGTGGTGAGAAACATGCACTTAATTATAAACATTGTATCGTCCCCATGCCAAAGAGTAATTACATAGTTGTAACTGATTTAGAATTGTTAAAAGGACTTAATAGTTCGCACAAAAGCAAGTAAAAATTTTTGTCATAAAACTTGACATTGTCAACCATTGTGGTATAATACTAGAATAGAATTGTAATTTAGTAAGTGTAGTAAACGCAGTAAGTATTTACTGCGAATTTCAACCGAACATTTTTACTTTAAAGTAAGAATGTTCTTTTTATGTAAGGAGAGAGCATCGTGATATATCCAAACAAGCAAGAAAAAGAAACACTACTGACGCAGTTAAATCTGCTAGGTGCAAAGAGTGTGTATGTTGAGTTTAGAGGTGGTGGTGACGACGGGCAAGTTGAAAGTGTTTATTATATTGATAGACAAGACAATCATCATGACATACCTAAAGACATGATGGCATGGACAAAAATGACATATGGCAAACAAGCACCTGAAACTAAAGACACTTCACTCGTAGATGTGTTAGAAGACTTGTGCTACCGAGCATTAGATGAAGTCAGTCTTGATTGGTGCAATAACGAAGGTGGTCAAGGACATTTGCATATTGACTTTACTCAAAGCCCACCAACAACTCATTTAGATATTGGTATCAACACTATGTCAACAGATGATTATAACTATGACATGGATGAAGAGGAGGAGGAATAATGAATACTCATTACCATTCTAAAACATCTGTAAAGAAGTGGGGAGGTGTTGAAGCTGACTACCAACCTATTCATGATTGGTTTGATGCAACCAAAGAATGTTTTGCTGATGCAAGACATAGGGCTATCCGTCATCACTCACAGGGTATCTTTGAATGTGAAAGACAATTCGGGTTATTTATTGTGAATAGTGATGGTCGTGAAGTGCCTACAAGACTTATCGGTGAACAACATGTTAAAGAAGATTGTGGTGGGTGGATACCTAGCCTACAAGATTGGCTTGAGAACATGAAGTTTGTTAGTTGGATGAACAGAGGTTATGACTTAAAGGAAGGGGAATAACATGGGCTTTCATATCAATGTTTATAACATGCCTAGAATACAGGACTATAAACATGCAAGAGAAGTATTCAATAGTAAAAAAGCAGTTCGTGGTGAAAATCAATCGGTGCGTAGATTAGGTGATAGGTATGAGAAAGAAAAATGGTTGCGTCAAGAAATACAAGACGGGATCGAAGTATATATTGCGGGGTATTACAACACAGACTTAGTGCGATACTATCCAACACACAAAGAGATAACGCTAGGTGATTACCCATCTACAAGCACTCAATACTTTGTTGAGTATTTGGCAGGACTTGGGTTAATTCCGTTTGAACATAAGCGTTATGTGCCTGCACCATTCACACAAAGTCCAATGGTAAAAAATCATCAGATTGAATGTTTCATCAATCAAATGGGCGACAAGTTTTATATGAACGCAAGTGATTGGTATAAGTTAGATTATAACAATCAACCACTTAACCCCGAACAGTTTGAAACACCTGTTAAGTATAGGTTTGATGCAAGTCAGATGCGTGAGTTAAGAAAGCCGTATAAAAATTTATTAAAGTATATAGATACCTTGCTTAAATTAAACAACGAAGGCGTTGAACCTAATAGAGAAATAGATAACCAAGTTCGTGCATATGAGGGAGGTATTTTAGAATTCCTTGCTCAAGAAAGTAATATGTATCAAAGCTATTATCATTTAGTAAATAGAACACAACGCATGCGATGGACAAATAGTAATCGTGTCTACTATGCCAATATGGGTATGGTAAAAAGATATTTGGATAAGCTTATTAAAGTATCCAACCCGCAAGTTTTAGTAGAAGTAAAACCAACGAACAATCTTACTACTCAGTAAGAAAGTTCATAACATAAAGGAGAGAGTAACATGCAACAAGAAATCAGTTTGAAACAAGCAGAAGAACTAATTGCAACAGTAGGTCGTAATGTCACAATCCACATGCGTGGTCAGCCAGGCATTGGTAAATCATCAATCTTAAAGACATTGAGTGCTAGGTTTCCCAACCACACACCTGTGTATATTGATTGTGCAGACTTAGACTTAGGTGACCTAGCTATGCCTGCCATGAACCATGAAACAAAGACCACATCATTCTATCCGAATGAAAGGTTTGCTATACACAATGACAAGCCTGTCATCATCATGTTAGACGAGATCACCAAAGCTAGTGAACCTGTCAAGAATATGTTATTACCTGTCATGCTAGAAAGACGATTGGGTGCAGTTAAGTTTCACCCCGACTCTATCGTGTATTCCACAGGTAATCTTACAACAGATGGTGTAGGTGATACCATGAAAGCACATGCCAAGAACAGATTGACTTCCGTCACCATTCGCAATCCTAACGATGACGAGTGGATTAACTGGGGTGTAGATAATGGTATAGCACCCGAAGTTCTAGCATGGGTTAAACAATTCCCACATGCCCTTGCCTGTTATACCGATGACTCACAGAAAGAGAACATGTATATCTACAATCCACGCAAACAACAAGATGCGTTTGTATCGCCTCGTTCACTAGAGAAGGCATCGTTCATTGTTAAGAACAGAGCAACCCTCGGTGAAGATACTACAATGGTCGCCCTCACAGGCACTATCGGTGAGTCAGCCTCTCGTGATATGTCTGCTTACTTCAGTCTAGCTGATGGACTACCTACTAAGGAAAGCATATATCAAGAACCTGAGAAAGCCATCTTACCTAGCGACCCGTCTGCACGAGTTATCCTAGTTATGCGAGAACTTATGACAATCACAGACAAACATATGGATGCGTGGTTGACTTATCTGCAACGCTTACCGATGGAGATACAAGCATTGTTTGCTGTCAACATCATGGCATCATCACGCAAGCAAGTAGCCGCGACCAACAAGTCGTTCATTGATTGGGCAGTTAAGAATAACCAATACTTCTAGGAGATAAGCATGGCACTAACGAGTGAACAAAGAGTCACGAAGTCCCACATAGCGATAATGCGTAGCAAACAGTTCTGTATGTTTGCAGGTGTGTTATCGGTGGGCAAGGTAAACTTTACGGAAGACTTACCGACTGCGGCAACCAATGGTCGTGATGTCATGTATAACCCAAAGTTTATTGATACATTGAATGACAAGGAACTAAACTTTGTCGTGTTGCATGAAGCATTACACAAAGCATATCAACACATGCACTTGTGGAAAAAGCTATGGAAACAAAACCCCATGCTTGCAAACATGGCGGCTGACTATGTCGTGAACTATTCAATACATGAAGCCGATAATAGTAATGAGATTACTGCAATGCCATCGTCTGCTTTGTTTGATACAAAGTATGCAGGCATGACTACCAAGCAAGTCTTTGATTTGCTCAACAAAGAAAGTGAGCAGAATGGAGGTGGTGGTCAAGGTGGTCATGATACGCATGATTGGGAAGGTGCTGAAGCTTTGTCTGATGAGGAAGTTAAAGAAACTGCCAAGCAGATTGATCAAGCGTTGCGTCAAGGTGAAATCATTCGTGGCAAGATGCAAGGTAATAAAAATCGAAGTGTCAATGAACTGCTAGAGCCTAAGGTAAATTGGCGTGAACAGTTGCGTGATTTTGTTAATGCCACTTGTCGTAACAAAGACAAGACTACATGGAAGCGACCACACAAACGTTTCATAGGTCATGACATATACATGCCTAGTCTTATAGGTGAGTCGATAGGTCAAGTAGTTATTGGCATAGACACATCGGGTTCTATTGGTGACAAAGAACTATCCGAGTTCTTAACGGAAGTGGTAGCTATATGTGAAGATGTATCCCCTTCAAGTATAGAGTTGTTGTATTGGGATACACAAGTTGCAGGGCATGAGACATACAATCAAGGTGATTACAAAGCATTGGTTCAGTCTACTAAACCCGCAGGCGGGGGTGGCACTCATGTTGGGTGTGTTAATCAGTATATCAAAGATAAACGCATTGAACCCGAGGCTATTATTATATTAACAGATGGTTATGTGGAAGATGATTGGGGTGGTAGTTGGGATTACCCTACACTATGGGCAGTCACATCTAAGCACAATACATCACCACATGGTAAGACTATTCACATAGAAGAATGATAACCGAACATTCTTACTCAAAAGTAAAAATGTTCACAACATAAAGGAGAGAGAAAGTGGCAACATATATTAGAAACGAAATAGCGCAATATGCTGAAGTGTCAATGAAAATAAACTTTAATAAGTTTACGGATAGACAGATTAAAAACATTATTAGACAACTACGGAATGGTGCAGTATCTTATGGGCATTCTGCTACAACAACCATAGCCAAGTGGCTATTGAGAAAATACCCCACGCCTCATTTTAGATACGATAGTTGGTATATTAGATGGCAGGATTTACCTAACGGTCATCCTTTCTTTTCTAAACTTAAAAATGTAGCATCATTGACTAAATTACAATCAGATTTATCTGAATGGGAAAGAAACAATTTAGATGAAACAATTAAAGTTGCTGATGAAAACAGTCCAACAAACGATGTGAGAGCTTATAAATTTGATAGACATGATGTTAAACAACTTAAGAAAATCATGAAGGTAGATGTTGTAATAGATGGTGAACTCAAAGACTTTTTAGATAAGATGGAAAGACGAGAGTTAGGTGTTGTTGATGTTAATTTCTATGACTTTGCAGATAGTTATTAAGGATTAAATCATGGCTAAACCTAAAAGCGTATCACTATTATCTTGTAAATGGGGGACAGTAATATCGGTTCGAGACCATAATGGTGAAGAATATCGTATGGACTATTGGGCTTTGCATCATGTATTGATGCAATTAGTAGATACAGATTGGTTTAAAGATAGGAAACCTAAATGGAAATACAAGCGTTTAGATTTTGAAGAAACATATAAGCATTTATTGTATCACCCTGCATTACACAAAATTATCAACGTAGAGGAGGAAATAAAATGAGTAAAGCAAAAAGTATAGTAGCATGGAAATTAAAAATAGAAGTTGAGTGGGACAATGGTGAAATTGAAGAGTTAGATTTTCCCGAACACTTAGCAAAATATGTAGATGAATATTTAACAGAGATTGAAGAAGAAAGAGCAGAGGAGGAAACAGAATGAGTATCAGTATAGCAAGCAGTGCAGTCTTAATTGACTTAAACATATCAATATGGACAGCTAGGAAACTAGATAAAAACGTGTCTAAAGAAATTGATATAAACAAAAACACAACCATCAAGGCAGGTAATTATAACAAACATATCCTTGCAGGTTCAGACCAACTAGATGCTATCACAAAGCTAGCAAATGAAATTCGTGATTGGCATGGTAGACAAACTCTGCCTTGGTCAGATACAGGCACAAGGTTATTACCTATGAATAACTTCTTTGATTACAAGCAACAGCTAGGTATCTATGAAGCGGAATTTAAATCTCGTATCAATACGTTTATACAACAATACCCAAACATCATATTAAGTATGGCATTTAAATTGGGTAAGTTGTTTGATAGAAATGAATACCCCGATGCGGACAAGATTGCATCTAAGTTTAATCTACGTTATACTATTATGCCTGTGCCTGAAACAAAGGACTTCCGTGTTGACATCGCAGATGACATACGAGATGAGATGCAGAAAGAATATCAGAAAGCATATGAAGGTCGCGTTGAAGCCGCTATGAGTGACGCATGGTCTAGGTTACACAATACACTAGAACATATGGTAGATAGATTGAGTGGCGATGATAAAAAGATATTCAGAAATAGTTTAGTAGATAATGCGTTAGAGTTGACAAATCTATTAACAAGGCTTAATGTAACAAAAGACCCAAAATTAGAACACGCAAGACAAGCATTAGAACAATCATTAGTAGGAGTTACAGCTGATGAGTTACGCGATAGTAAAGGTGCAAGACAAGAAATACTTGCTCGTGTAAATCAAATTATGGAGAACATATGAAAATATATCACGTCATGGATGAAAATTCATCCATCGTGCCACAAGAAGATAAAGAAAAGATGGCTATACTTAAACTTACAGAGACAGGTAAGTTTGTAGAAAACATTGGTGTCAGAGATGGGCAATTTTTTATTATTCCCGAGAACTCGACAGATGCAGTGTATCTAGATTATAAAGCGGCTATGTTACGAATAGATACAGCGTTTAGAAAACAAATAGACCAAAGGTTACTTGATCAAAAGTCTATGGAATTCCATAACAAGAAAGCTGAAGTTGTAAGACGGATTATGGAGATGCCAACGTGAAACAACCCATAAAAGAAAAATGGGTTAAACAACAAGTAGTTAAAATGTTAAAGTCGCGGGGAGTATATTATTTTTTCCCCGTTGCTGGCGCATACACAAGTATAGGAGTGCCTGACATTGTTGCTTGTATTAGAGGTAGGTTTGTAGGTATTGAATGTAAGGCAGGAACTAATCGCCCTACAGAATTACAGCTACGAAACCTTGAAGCTATACGCGATAATGAAGGCATTGCCCTAGTTGTAAATGAAAATGATTTAGAAGCTTTAGAACAAAGATTGGAAACATTAACATGACAAGATTAAAAACAATATTAAATAAATACAAGGAGACAAGAATGGCAAAACCAAAATTTAGGTTACAAGAAACATATGGTGATTTTACTGAAGAGCAATTAGCGGATATGATAAATAGAGTAGGTCAAGGTGCAGGGGCAAGACCTATCACTGCCGACATGGTTAATCACCCACCTCACTATACTCAAGGAGGTATGGAGACCATAGATATTATGGAGGCTAAGTCAACACCCGAAGAGTTTAAAGGACATCTTAAATTAACAGCCATGAAGTATCTTACAAGGGCGGGGCATAAAGAAAGTGAATTACAAGACGCTAAAAAAACACAATGGTATGTTAATAGATGGGTTAAAACTTTAGAAAAAGAAATAGTTAAATTTGAAGTCATTGATAAATAATGTGGGTATTTCAGCTTGCGTTAATATCAGGAGTTATGGTAGGCTTAGAACTTAAATTTTTAGAGGAAGATGCCCCCTATACTTTCTCTTTAGTGATAGACTTACTTATAATTCGATTGGTATTACAAAAGCTTAAATATGTCAGATGATGCAGATAAAACACAAGCAAGGTTAGAACTTGAAGATACCCTCCGCCGTAAGGAATTGGATGGTATTAAATATATAGAAGGAACGGGTCACTGTTTAAATTGTGGCACGAAACTTAATGACTCAAGACGTTGGTGCGATAAAGATTGTGCTGACGATTGGGACTATAACGTCAATAGACGCAAATAAAGGAGAGAGTAATGGCTACAAAATCAACTAACCCTACTACTAGGGAAACATCTGCTACGACTTTTGATCGTGGCGAAAGAAACTTAATCGTTACCATTCATCATGGTGTTATCAAAATCAGACCTAAAGGATTAAAGTCAGAAGAAGTTATTGACATTGCGGCTATCTATGAGCATGCAGTCAAAGCCCGCGTTAGGGGGAAATAATAATGCATAGAGCAGAACTTAAACAGTTAAGTATTTTAGATCTAGAACAGTTACATGAAGAAATAAGAGTTGAAATAATTGCAAGACATGTAGACCCTATCATATCCAAAACACAATATGAACTAAGCGCTATACGAAGACATATGATAGCGAACGAAGAACAAATAAAAATGTTAATGGATGAGATAATGAAACATAGAAAATGTAGAGGTGAAGAACAAAGACGCGAACGTGCAAGACAAAGAGCGGACAAAGAATAACGATGCCTAAACTAATCACGCTTGACTTTGAAACATACTACGATAAAGAGTATGGATTAAAGAAGTTTACTACTGAAGAATACATACGTGACGAGAAGTTTGAAGTTATCGGTGTCGCTGTCAACGATGGCACAACAACCTATTGGAACACAGGCACTCATGACGAGATAAAAACTTTTCTTAAAGGGTTTGACTTAGAAGATAGCTTTGTATTGGGACACAACATGCGGTTTGATGCGGCTATTCTTTCATGGATATTTGACATTCATCCACTAGGTTTGTTTGATACCATGAGTATGGGTCAAATCTTACATGGACTTACTGAGTCTGTATCATTAGCTAATCTATCAACATTCTATGGCATAGGAGTTAAAGGCACAGAAGTAGGCGATGCTTTAGGTAAACATAGATTAGATTTTACTTCAAATGAAATGGCTTCTTACGCCAAGTATTGTATCAATGATGTAGAACTTACTCGTCAGTTGTTTTATAAAATGAAGAATAAGTTTACTGCCCCTGAGATGCGTCTTATAGATTTAACTATCCGTATGTTTACAGAACCTAAATTAGAACTTAATAAAGGTTTGTTAATACGACATCTCCACGAAGTTAAAGAAGCTAAAGAAAAATTACTAGCCTCTGTATCCGTAGATAAAGAACTACTTATGAGTAACCCTAAGTTTGCTGAGTTACTTATTGAACAAGGTGTAGAACCCCCCGTTAAAATTAGTGCAACCACAGGAAAGGAAACGTATGCTTTTGCGAAGACTGATGAAGGATTTAAAGATTTATTGGATCATGAGAAACCACATGTTCAAGCACTTGCTGCAGCGCGTATTGGCAATAAATCTACGCTCGAAGAAACCCGAACAGAAAACTTTATTCAAATAGCCAACCGAGGTAAGTTACCCGTTCCGTTAAAGTATTCAGGGGCGGTGGTATCTCATCGATGGAGTGGTGTTGATGGTATTAACTTACAGAACCTGCCTAGAACATCAGAGCTAAGACGAGCTATATGCGCGCCTAAAGGATGGAAACTTGTAGCCTCTGACTTAAGTAATATTGAGTTAAGACTAGCCTATTGGTTTGCTCAATCATCGGCTAAGATACAGCAGATTAAAGATGGTATTGATTTGTATAAACAATCAGCATCGGAAATTACAGGTATTGAATATGATAAAGTTGATAAAGACTTACGTTATATATTTAAGGTAGTTAACTTATCAGGTATCTATGGGGTAGGGGCTAACAAGATGCACTCTATCTTAAAACAAGGTGGTGTAAAGAAAGAACTTAACGAAGTTAAAAACATTGTCTATGCTTACAGACGTGCTAATCCCGAACTTGTTGAAGCTTGGCAGGATGCAGGCACGATGCTTGAAAGTATAAGAGCAGGTCAATTATATCGTATGGGTAATGGTAGTATTATAACTAGTGTTCCTCACGAAGGTATGATGAAACCTAATGGCATGATGCTAGGATTACCTAACCTTAGGAAGTTAAAGACGGATACAGGAGAGTCATGGGCATACGATAAGCTTATGGGCAGAACAATAATCCCTGAATATATTCATCCATCTAAAACTTTTCAACGCTGTATACAATCATTGGCTCGTGATATAATAGGGGAACAATTAATTCAAGTAGCGAAAGTGTATGATGTAGTAATGACTGTGCATGATGAGTTAGTTATGCTATGTCCCGAAGATGAAGTAGATGAATGTGTAGCGTATGTTAAAAAATGTATGACTACTGCTCCAACATGGTGTAGTGACTTACCGCTTGGTTGTGAGGTAGGCGTAGGTGATAACTATATGGATGCTAAGTAGTGTTTCAAATACTCACTCAAAAACATAATTTACATACAAAGAATGAAAACGAAGTTCTTGTTAGATATGGTGGAACTATTGGTGGACAGTTTTATGGTTACACCACATATAAAATAGATAGTAAAACAAGTAATAAGTTGCTAGAAATAATACCTAAAGAGTATAAAAAAGATTTTGAACCCGCGCTAATATTAATAAATATAGCAAATGTAATACCGCATATTGATACAAAGATTAAAGCAGTTATTAATTTTTATGTAGACACTGCTGAGGGCATAACAAGTTTTTATAAAATTAAAGATGGTATTGCCCCTTATATTGAAAAGCTACCCAATCAAACAGACGGTGCGCTATATCAAGAAAAAGATTTAGATGTCATAGGTACATTTAAAGCAAACTATGGCGATGTATATGTATTAGACGTAAAGCAAATACATAGTGTAAAATGTAAACCTAATGCTATAAGAACTGCATATTGCTTAAAGTCATATATACATAGTTATGATGACGTAATAAAGATAGTAAAGGGAACATATGAAGAAGACCGCACGTAATGATGTAACAGGCGATTGGTTACAATCTAAACCTAATAACGAACAGTTTGAAAAGAATTGGGATTTGATATTTGGTAAGAAAAAGAAAGAAGAATTACCTATAGATAAAGAATGGGACCAAATGAAACCCGTAGGGAAAGAAGTTTTACCCGAGTATGAACTTAATAAATCAACAGGCGAAGTCCAAAAGGTAGATCATGGCGACACAACAAATACACAAAAGTAGACGGCATGCTGACCCGTTTAAAACAAGAACAGGTAAAGATAGATTAAAAGCCTTGTCTTTAAAAAAGCTATATGAGTTATTAGATAAAGCTGCAGAAGGTAAACATAAATCAAAGATAGCAAAAGAGATTGCTAGGAGAACTCCAATTGGCTGAATTTAAAACGTGGTCTTACTCGAGTGCTACCACATTTGAGAAATGTCCTAAGCAATACTATCATCTGTATGTAGCGAAAGATATTAAGCAAGACCCAAATACAGAACATTTTCTTTATGGTAACGAAGTTCACAAAGCTTGTGAGTTATACGTTAAGAACGCAACTCCGCTGCCTACTAAGTTTGATATGTTTCAGCCAACCCTTGACAAGTTAATAGCAATTCCAGGGGATAAGTATTGTGAGTATAAGTTAGGTTTAACCAAAGACTTAGAACCTTGTGACTTCTTTGCTAAAGATGTTTGGTGGCGTGGTGTTGTGGACTTACTAGTTATCAACCCTGAAACTAAGTTAGCTACCTTGATCGATTATAAAACAGGCAAGTCTAGTCAGTATGCAGATACTAGACAGCTATCCTTGTTTAGCGTAGCTATATTTAAACACTTCCCAGATATGTTAAAAGTCAAGTCTGGATTGGTTTTTCTAGTAAGTAAAGAGATATTAAAAGAAGACTATACAATTGACAAATTAGATGAAATGTTTGCAGAATGGGGTAAAATAACACATAGGATAGACACTGCCCATCAGACAGGGGTTTTCAATGCAGTCCCAAACTTTGCATGTAGGAAGTTCTGCCCTGTTCAATCATGCTCACATTGGGGAAAGTAAAAAATGTTTTATATTTTTAAAGCACTTTAGCAAGGTTTTTATTAAGGGTCCTTGATTTGACCTAGAGTGCTTTACAAATAACTTTAAGGAATGTATATGGCTAAAGAAAGAGATTATCAAAAAGAAAACGAATACAAGGCACAGCCTGATCAAATTAAAAAGCGTGTAGCTAGAAATAAAGCTAGACGAATGATGATTAAAGCTGGTAAAGTATCAAAGGGTGATGGTAAAGATGTAGATCATATCGTGCCTCTAAGTAAGGGTGGTTCAAACACACCAAGCAATATGAGAATTAAAAGTAAGAGTGCGAACAGTTCGTTCCCACGCAATGGTGATGGTTCGTTAAAGAGAAACGTAACTAAGAAAAAATAATTTTTCCAACGCAAGGCGTGAGTGCGTTAAAACCGCGCCAGTTAACAATAGAAGTTCCTTATCAAGTAACCTTTCGTCTAGGTGTTAACACTGCAGTGTGTAGACGTGTCACTACCTCTCTCGGTGGCACGTCTATTTTTATTCATTAGGAGATTGCATTGGAAGTATACAAAGACAAGGCGTTGATTGTAAACACAAAGCGCCCTGAACTAATTATAAATAAAATACCAAAAAGTAAGATTCTAAAAACTTACGATAATGGTGTTACCCAAGTTGTAGTTAATTGGGGGCTAGATGAAGTGTTAACTTTATCAGACATGAAAGTTAAAAACCCTCCGTCTCCTATAACACGTGACTATAACTTTCCAGGTATTCATAAACCATTCGATCATCAAAAAACAACCGCTGAATTTTTATCAGCACATAAACGTGCCTATTGTTTGAGTGAAGCGGGAACAGGTAAAACATCCGCAGTAATATGGGCAGCTGATTACTTAATGAATTTAGGTAAAATAAGACGCATGTTAGTTGTATGCCCTTTATCTATTATGCAAGCAGCATGGCAATCAGATTTCTTTAAAACAGCTATGCACAGGTCTGTAGGAATTGCTCATGGTAGTGCAGAAAAAAGAAAGAAAGTATTTGCAGAAAATACAGACGTAGTTATAATTAACTATGACGGTATAGAAATAGTAGAAAAAGAAATTAAATCTGGCGGTTTTGATTTAATAGTTGTCGATGAGGCAAACTATGTCAAGACTGTCACGACACGTCGCTGGAAGTCATTAAATCGTGTGCTAACACCTCAGACATGGTTATGGCTTATGACAGGAACACCCGCTGCTCAATCACCAGCTGACGCATATGGACTGGCTAGACTTGTGAACCCCGCATCCGTACCTAAATTTGCAGGAACATTTAAGGATATGGTAATGCAAAAAGTTAGCCAGTTCACCTGGGTGCCTAGATTTAATGCACAGGATATTGTATTTAAAACATTACAACCTGCCATTCGATATACCAAAGATGAATGTCTTGACTTACCCGATGTTCTATATACCACTCGTGAAGTTCCGCTCACCCCACAACAAGAAAAGTATTATAAAAAATTAAAGAAAGATATGTATCTTGAAACTTCAGGTGAAGAGATTACTGTAGTTAACGCAGGGGTAATGCTTACTAAACTTCTACAAGTAAGTGCAGGGGCAATATATTCAGACAACAGAGAAATTATAGAGTTTGATATATCTAATCGTATGACTGCTTTAAAAGAAATAATAGAAGAAGCCAGCCACAAAATTCTTATCTTTTGTCCTTTCCGCCACAGCATTGAAAAGATTATGTCTGAGTTAAATAAAGATCATATCTCTTGTGAAGCTATACATGGTGATGTAGGAATGAATGCGCGAACAGATATATTTAAACGCTTTCAAGAAACTAAACAACCTCAAGTATTAGTGATCCAACCTCAAGCTGCATCACATGGTGTTACCCTCCACGCAGCTAACGTAGTTGTGTTTTGGTCACCTGTTATGTCTGTTGAAACCTACATACAATGTTGCGCTCGGGTTGATAGGGCGGGACAAAAAAACAAGATGACCGTAGTGCACCTACAAGGTTCACCTGTCGAACAAAAAATTTACAAAATGTTGCAAGGCAAGATTGATAACCACGTTAAATTAGTAGACCTTTACAAAGAGGAGTTTAATGATGCCTAAAGATAGACGAGAATATTATAGAGAATGGCGTAATACAAATAAAGAGCATGTCAAAAATTATATAGAAGATAAGTATAAAGACTATGCAGAGCATAGTGCTAACTATAGAATAAAACATCCTGAAAGGGTTCTATGTTCAATGGCAAAAAGAAGAGCAAAGGAAAAAGGACTTGAGTTTAATATAGATAAAACAGATATAGATATACCGATCCTATGCCCTATATTAGGCATTCCAATAGTTAAAATTTACACTAAAGGAAAGAATACAGGACCTACACCTAACTCTCCATCTTTAGACAGAATAGATAATTCAAAAGGTTACATAAAAGGAAATATACAAGTTATAAGCCATAGGGCTAACACAATGAAACACAATGCTACACCTATAGAGTTAATAAGATTTGCTGAATGGGTTTTACATAGTTATAAAAATAGTTGACATTGTAAATAAGGGTGTTATACTGTTATCCTTAATTATTGAAAGGAGTAAATGTGGAATTAGATGATAATAAGATTGAGAAGCTGATGCAAGCTTCAATTAATATGAGAGATAAAATTGCTGAATTAGAAAAACAGATATCTGATATTAAAGTGCAACGAGATAAAGTAGATATGGCACTTAATGAAGCATGTAGAACACTTAATGTATCTAGTTTAAAAACTAAAGCAGGAACTATATCACGTATATTAAAAACAAAGTATTGGACAAGTGATTGGACTAGTATGTATGACTTTATATTAGAAAATAAATTACCTGAGTTTTTTGAAAAGAAATTAGTTCAATCATCAATAAAAGAATACTTAGAGCAAAATCCTGACAAACATCCGCCAGGTTTACAAGCAACAAGTGAATACACAGTTCGAATAACAAAAAGTAGAGACAACAAGGAGGAAGTATGAGTACAGATTTAGACGTATTTGGTAGCACCGCAGTAGCAACACATACACGTAGGGATGATGGGTTTACTGCCAATATTACAGGTAGTTCAGTAACTTCTAAACGTATATCTATACGTGGTGGTAAGTTTAGATTAATGGTTAATGGTAAAGAAGTAGAGAAATCAAATCAAGACGCGCTTGATGTGGTTATTGTTAATGCGTCACCGCATGTGCATAGAATGTATTTTTCTAAAGCATATGTTCCTGGCGAAAAGATGCCACCTCCAACATGTTGGACATCAGATAGTCAAAAGCCTGATGAAGCTGTGGTAGAAAAACAAGCAGATACATGTTTAGCATGTCCACAAAATATTAAAGGCTCAGGTGCTAACGGCACTAAAGCATGTCGTTTTAGTAGACGTGTTGCTATGGTTCGTGCTGATGATATGAATGGCGATGTGTATCAAATGACTTTACCTGCACAATCAATATTTGGTAATGGTACAAAAGATTGTAAACCATTACATGAATATACAGATTACGTTCGTGCTAATGGTCAGAACTTGATGTCTGTTGTATCACGCGTATCTTTTGATGAAGACTCATCAAGCACAAAGATTGGCTTTAAAGCTATTCGTATTCTTAATGATGAAGAGTATGCTGCATGTTCTGCAAAATCAACTTCAGAAGAAGCTAAACGTGCTATTACTTTATCAGTAAATATTAATAAAGAAGATGATGGAGAAGAGTTTGAACAAAAGAAACAACAACCTATCAATCGTCCTCAAGTAGCCGCACCAAAAGTTGAAGATGATATTCCTGAACCTACAGTTCGTGCAGCGGAGAAACCTACTCCTCCACCAGCACCACAACCTGCAGCACCAAAAGTTGATCAAGGTGATGTTAGTTTAGATGATTTAGTATCAGATTGGGCATAATTATGCGTGGCTATTCCCAAGTAATTATCGAGGCTAATGCTAGAGCTAAGGAGACCACAGGAACATTGTTAGGTAAACTTTGCATAGCACTAAAGTATCCCGCTAGTCAAGTATCGAAAGAACTTAACGTTTCACGACAAACGGTGTATGATTGGTTTTCGGGTAAAACAAGACCATCAAAAAGAGTAGAACAAAAGTTGATTGCTTTGATGGCAAAAATGAACCTTAAGTAATACCTTAGGGGCGGTATAAAGCCCCTACCCAATTTTAGTAACACAACTTATTTTGAGAGAATAATGCAAACAAAAGAATTTTTACAATCTGTATGGCCCGATGATGGATACTATTGTATCTGTGGCAAAGATCAAAAAAATATAGTAACCCCTAAATTTGTAAAAACTATCGATGATGCAATTTCAATATCTAACAAATTTCTAGAAGATAAGCAAGATGTTTATTTTGCTTGCTCAACATGGATTGAACCTACAGAGCGTAAAGGTATTAATGCTAAAGAACAACGTATTTTTTGGTTAGATATTGATTGTGGTTTTGATAGTAAAAAACGTAAATGGAAAGACTATGAAACTAAAGACGATGCATTAATAGCACTACGAGAGTTTACAGACAAGACAGGATTACCTGCTCCAACAATAGTAGATTCGGGTAATGGCATTCATTGTTATTGGCTTTTAACAGAACCTATAGATAAAGCCGTATGGAAACCTGTAGCAGAAGGTTTAAAGTTCTTATGTGTTAAACATGGATTAAAAGCTGATGGTGCTTGCACTGCAGACATGTCACGTATATTAAGAGTTCCAGGCACACAGAACTTTAAGGATGTGGTTAACCCTGTAGAAGTTGCTGTTCTTAATGAAGGCATACCCACGCCTTTTGATGAATTAGCTAGATTAATACCTATTCATCTTACAGATAAACCTCGTGCTAAACGTCCATTAGATGAAGCTACAAAAGCTATACTAGGTAACAACTCTTCTAAATTTAAAAAGATATTAGAACGTTGTAGTAAAGACGATGGCTGTGCACAAATTACTCATATTGTAACTAAACAAGCTACTATTGAAGAACCCTTATGGCGTTCAGGATTATCTATTGCTGCCTTTTGTGAAGATGCTGAAGCAGCTATTCATAACATATCTAAGAGACACCCTGATTATGAGTATGCTAAAACAGAAGCTAAAGCTAATGCTATTCCAGGTCCTCACACTTGCAAACAATTTGAAAGCTTACGTCCCTCAGGTTGTGAAGGATGTAAACACAAAGGTAAGATAACTTCTCCTATAGAATTAGGTCGTGTTATTTTACGTGCTAAAGGAGCAGACAATGTCATTCAAGCAAAGTCGGAAGCCCTAAACGAAACATTTACATATCATGTACCTGACTATCCCTTTCCTTACTTTAGAGGTAAGAATGGTGGGGTATATAAAACTACACAAGACGAACAAGAAGAAGCAGTATTGATTTATGATTATGACTTTTATCTTGTTGAAATATTAAATGATAAAGATGCCGCAGGTTTTTGTGCATGGTTTAAAATACATCTTCCACAAGATGGTGTTCAAGAATTCATAGCTCCACTTACTCAACTATTATCACGAGATGAAGCTCGTAAGATTTTAGCTGCCAAAGGTATTGTTAGAAATGGTAAGCAGTTAGATGAAGTTATATTTTACATTATGGCAGTTATTTCAAACCAACAAAAACAAAAACCATCTACTATGATGTATAAGCAATATGGTTGGACACCTGATCACAAAAAGATACTTATAGGTAATAGAGAAATCAGTGCCTTTGGTATTAAGTTTGTACCTGTATCTGATGATATTAAAGACGTTAATCCTGCCCTAGTTAAAAAAGGTAGTTATGATTTATGGAAAAAAGCTATATCTGTTTATGAAAGACCAGGTATGGAGTTACGTGCGTTTGGATTTTTCTGTGCATTTGGTTCATTACTTATGCCTTTCTTTAAATCAAAAGAAAAATCAGCGGTAATTAATTTATATAATCCTGAGTCAGGACAAGGTAAGTCAACTATATTACAAGCTATGACTAGCGTATATGGTAATCCTGAAATGAACGCCAATCTAATTCAAGTATGGGGTGATACAGGTAATGCCGTTATTAATCGTATGGGTTATATGAATAACTTACCTTCAGCCGTAGATGAATTTACAAAAGTAAATGCTGATCAGTTACATGAATTTTTAAAATTTATGGCTACAGGTCGCGGTAAAAATCGTATGGACAGCAGTGGTAAAAATAAGGAGCGACATAATGACACTGTCTTTAATCTTATTAGCGTTGTTTCTTCTAACACAGATTTTAGGACAGTAGTTTTTGCAGAGAATGCTAAAGCTTCAGGAGAAATGGCTCGCTTCCTACAAATCCGTATTGATGAAGATAAAACACTTACTAAAGAACAAGCAGATGACTATTTTGAGTTATTGTTTGATAACTTTGGACATGCAGGTGAAATCTATGCACAATGGCTTATTGCTAATTTAGAACTTGTTCGAGTTAAACTAAAAGAAACACAACTTATTATAGATAAGGCTTGGAATATTACAGGTAGAGAACGTAAGTATTCAGCCACTTTAGCGGCAGTATTTTTAGGGGCTAAGATTGCTCGTGAGTTAGGCATACATAATATTGATCCTGTGCCTGTTCAAGAAGCAGTTAGAAAAGCATTGGAAGACTCTAGAGTACAAATTAAAGAACGTGACTTTGATGCTATGGAAACACTAACATCTTTCTTACATGAAAATTTAAAGAATACACTAGTTATTAATAGTAAAGTTGATGCTAGGTCTAATCTACAAGAAGCTCCTTTATTGAAACCAAGCAATGAGTTACGTGTCAGAATTGAACCAGATACTAGCACTATTTATATAGGTCTTGATACAATGCGCGTATATTTAAAAGCACTAGGCAAAATTGAGCTAGATGATTTTATTAAAAAGTTAAAAGACTCTAATGTATTACATAGACGTTCAGGAGATTTAAAAGTGTTACACAAAGGATTAGATATTAGCGGTTCAGGCAAACGTTGTTTATGGATTGATAACTCAACATTTGATGAAATCAAATTAGATAACTTACCATTGGATGTACCTAGAAGTGTACACTAACGGACTAGATTATCAAATAAAGTGGCCTGAGTTTAAACCAGGCACGAGTATTTTTATACCTGTTGTAGATACAAAGTCTGCTGTAGCTGCTATTAAAAGAGAAAGTGAACGATTAGAATTTGAGTTTGTTCACAAGGTAGTGGTTGAAGATGGTATTATGGGTATTCGTGTTTGGCGTTTATAAACTAGTTACCGTATTTTTCTTCAAGTTGTTGCAGTGCTTTTGGACTAAAGTGCACACCATAAACACTTTCATCTAGGGCTTTATCCCTTGCTTTCATTGATCTTGAAACACTGCTAGGTCTTAATACATAAGGTGGTAGTGGATTAAGTTCATTATATC